GTGGGCGAAGCACCACAAACTGTCCGCGCAAGGCCCGAAGAAAAAACAAAAACGCAAATGCCCTCCAACGGAAATCATGAACTGGAATTGAAGGAACTCGAAGCCCTGCGCTTCTCGGCTCGCGCAGCACGCGCGATCACCACGCTGGAAGTTCAGCGCAAGACGATCACGCGCGAATACGGCGAACGTATAAAGAAGATCAAGGCCGTGATCATGCTGCTTCAGCAACGCGAGAGCATGGGGCAACTCAGCATTGACGGCATGGATGCCATCGAGATCACGCCCGAACTTCGCAAGCTGATTTACAACCCAGTCGGCGACCTCTCGTGATCACCTACACGATCAACCGCCAGCCAGTTTACACCGCGACCTACGACGGCGCGAGTGATTCGGCGAAGCTCACGGCGGAGATCATGGAACGGTTGGTCGAGATCGACGAGTGCGAGGTGAGGAGCGCGGCTGACCTATGCCGCCGACTGGCGACGCTCGCCGACCTATCGCCCACTATGTTCATGGTCGTGCTCAGGGTTGGGTCGGGCGACGTCAGCGCGGTAACGCAGTCGTTCTCAGAGATGGCCGAGAAGACCGGACGGACGCGGCAGGCTTTGCATTACGAGTTCGGCAAAGAGGTGGCGAAGGTCGCCATCGTATTCCCTAAGCTCGCAACGCTGATGCTCGACTACCGGCAGACCATCGACCACCACGAGGACGCGAGGAGCGACGCGGACGGATTGAAGGGCGACGCATGATGACAAGCCTTAGCAATAACTCGAAGGAGTGCGATACCCTAGTCAATGGCGAGGACTGGGCAATGGCTACGGAACGCGAGCTGACGACGCTTGCCACGATGCCTCTAGGCCGCCGTCCTTTGCGATTTGGCGCGATTTGCGACGAAATGCAGGAGATGGGTGGGGGCGGGGGGTGTAAGGAAGCTTTCGGGCTGGGACGGGAACGTGGGTTAAGCGACCTAAAGCAAGAAAATGGGAATGGTTTTTTTCAGATAGTTCCGCAGGACATTTTATAAACAGCAAAAACAGTTGACTGAAATGGAAACAGAACCAAGCGTTTCGTTAAATGAATCAGCTAGAGCTATGGGACGAAAAGGTGGGCGCGCGAAAACCGCTGCAAAACTTTCGGCGTGTGCCAGCAACGCAAAGCTCTCGCGTGGCGCGGTTGCACAGATGGCGAAACATTTATACGGAAGAAATCTGCGAGCTGACGATCAACGAATTCTCGAAATCAAAACAAATCTCAAAAACAATTTGCCGTAAAATGTGCATAAGAAACGTGATCTCTAATTCAAAAGGATGGAGACACGAAGCATATTTAGGAAAGGTAATTGAAGGTCAGATGCTTCATTGGCTGGTTGGTGGTCGCGTGAAAAATGGAAACAGATCAATTCAAGCGAATACTAAATTAAGTAAGCCTTGGGAAAACATCATTGTAATGATGGGTCGCTATCATCTCGGAAGCGGAGTCAAAACAATCGGCAAGGAATTTGGATGCTCAGGCGGGCAAGTTTTATATGCTTTGAAGGAAGCTGGAATTGATACAACAAAAAGAAGGAATTACAGCAAGCCAAGCGATTCGCTGAATAGAATCCAAACGGCAAAGATTAGATACCAAAAAGCAATGACGATTCCATCTAACAGACTTAGAAAACGAGTTATGACTAGGATTTGGCGTGCGATGAAAGATCAAAAAGTAAATGGTAGCGGATCATTTTCTATGATCGGCTGCTCAGTTGAATTTCTCAGAAGTTACATCGAAAACAAATTTCAACAAGGAATGTCGTGGAGCAATTATGGCGAATGGCACGTTGATCACATTAGGCCGTTTGCATCTTATGATTTAACTAAAAAAGATCAGATGTTAGAGTGCTTTAACTGGCGCAATCTTCAACCTCTTTGGGCATCTGAAAACATAAGCAAAGGCTCAAAATATGCCCAAGCCTGAACCCGATCTTATTGCACTTTCTGAGAAGCTGCAAATCGACATTCGCACGCTTCGCAACTGGCGCAAACGCGAAGGCTTTCCGCATGATGGCACCTTTGAACAGGTCAAGGCGTGGGCGGACTCGCACGGACTCGGACGCGTAGGCGGCAGCGGTGGCGGACTGGCTGAACTCAAAGCCGAGTTGATGCGTGAGCAAATCCGTCTCGCGCGCGCGCGTAATGAGCGCGAGGCTGGCGAAGTTGTGGCGCGTGAGATTGTGGACGATATGTTCGCGACGCTCGCGCAGAAACTCGACTTGCTCCTGCGCCTAAAGCTAGAGGTCGAGCTAGGCCAGCGCGTGATCGGCAAGAACGCAGCCGAGGCAAACGTCGAGGGCGCCCTAATCCTCGATGAAATCCGCGAGGTGATAAACTCCAACATCGCGACCTATCAAAGCGACATGGTGGCGCGCTCGGCAAACTCTGACGAATTATGACCGACACTCCAAAGTTTCGCTTCGGCGACATGGTCTGGCACCGCACTTGCGGCGACGATGCGGGCGTCATCATTGCCATGATTTACCGCCCCAACTGCTTGCTCTACCAAGTCGCGTGGGCTGGGCGTTGCGTCGATGACCATTTCGAGATCGAGCTGACATCCGACCGACCTTTCTTTTCATCGAGTGGCGGCGCAACCAAAGACGAAGTATGACCGAAACCGAAAGACGTCTCGCCGCATTCAAGCTGCCCAAGCGTGACCGCTCTCCGATCTACGAGTGGGCGCGCAAGCACATCGTGTTGCCCGAGAGCTACGCAACGTCTGGCCCGTTCAACGTGCGCTTATCGCCGTGGCTGATTCCGATCTTCGACGCGCTCCAGAATCCGCTAGTGCGTCGCGTGCATTTTCGCAAGGCCGTACAGATCGGCGGCACGCTCGTCGCCGACGTGTGGGTGCCTTGGCTAATCTGCAACGACGCTGGCCCTATCTCGTGGACGATGCAGACCGACGAAATGATCGACCGTCACGCCAAGTCTCGGCTCAACCCGATCTTTGAAAGTTGCAAGCCGGTCGCCAAGATGCTGCCGCGCGCTGGCCCGATGAAGACGACGACCGAGATTTATTTCGGCGGTTTCTTTTTCATCCTCAACCCTGCGAATCTTTCCTCGCAGCAAAGTCAGTCCATCCGCTACAAGATCAACGACGAAATCTGGCTCCCGAAGTGGCAAGATGTTTATGGTCATGCGGTTGCGCGCGTGTCTCGTTTCGAGGAAGTTGGACGCTCAAAAATCTACAACACGTCACAAGCTCCGATAATGGACTTGGAAACTGGCAACGTCGAGGACACGAGCTATCGCTCAGGAAATCAACAAGAGTGGAGCGCAGAATGTCCGTCGTGCGCCAAGGTTCATCCGGTCGCTTTCACTCTCGAAAAGAACGACGAGACAGGTCTGCGCGGAGGCGTCGTTTGGGACGCAGCCGCAAAGCGTGACGACGAGACTTGGGACGTGACGCGCGCCGTTGAGTCGTGCCGATTCCGCTGTCCGTATTGCGGCCACGAGTCAGCGGATTCAGACGCGACACGCAACGCTTGGAAGCGCACCGGACGATTCGTGGCAATGCGACCCGACGCGCCGATTGAGTTTCAGTCGTTCCGCGTCGAGGCTCTTGTCTCGCGACCCATGCGCCTACTAGTCGAGGAGTTCTGCGCTGCAGACAATCACTTCGTGCGCCAAGGCGACGACAAGATGAAAATTGAGTTCAAGACCAAGCGCGAAGCTCGTCCGTGGATTGTCGAGAAGAAGGTCGTCAATCTATTCGTGCAGGCGTCCGACTACACCGTTTCGCAATTCTCGAATGGCGAACAGATCGAGGGCGAGGTGATTCGTTTCATGGCAATCGACCGCCAACAAGACCATTGGTGGCTAGAAATCGGCGCGTTCAGCTCGGCGACCGGCCCGACGTACAAGCAACTTTACTTCGGGCGAATCGAGACGCGCGACCAGCTTCGTCAAATGCAGTATCGCTACAAAGTTCAGGACTCATGCGTGGCGCAAGACAGAGGTTACCGGCCCGCCGACGTTGACCGTGACTGCGCAGACTTTGGCTGGCGCGGCATGCGCGGACACGCGCGAAAGACGTGGACGATGCGCGACGAGAACACGAACGCGCTGATTAACTTCCCGTTCAGCGAGCCGCGCGTGAGCGACTACCGCGGTGGCGACGTGTTTTATTACGATTGGTCAGGCGATTACTTCAAAGACATTCTTGCGAACGCGCTCGAAAACAAAGGCGACCTCAAATGGCACATGCCGGCGGACGTCAATCCGCTCTACCTTGAACACCTCAAAGGCGAGTCAAAGGTCGAGATCAGGACAGGCGTCTGGGAATGGTGTGAGGTAAAGAGCAACGCGCCAAACCACGGACTCGACACCTCGGCCATGATGCTTTGCATGGCGACGATTGCAAATGTGGTTCGCTATACTCCGCCGAAAGAGTAAGACCTTTTGACGTTCCGCGCATTAGCAAATGCTCGACAACCCATTTTACGGTCTCGACGTCGCTACTTTGACGACTCTCAAAAGCAAGACGCTCGATGCAATTCAAGCGGTGCTGTTAAATCAAAGCTACTCGCTCAACGGAAAAAGCGTTTCGCGCGCGGACTTGGCCCAGCTCAATCAAATGCTCGGCACCATTGTCGATGCGATTGACTACAATAATGGCGCGGCTACCGATACGACGTTCATTTCTTTTAACGGCAACTAAACACAAACATGGAACACGATAACTTCGACGCGTCTAAGCTAGTCAAAAATCAGCCGTGGCTCGACCGCGCGCTCGAAAACATTGCGCCACAGTGGGCGTTGAAGCGTCTGGAAGCTCGCGTGCAGAAATCGCTTTTCGAGTATAACGCCGCGCGAACGAACCGTCTTTACGCGCCGAAGCAATACGGTCAACCCGCCGAGAGCACGCAGAACCAGCGCGACCGCGTCGTGATGATGTGGGAGGCGCGCGATCTCATCGAGAACAGCCCAGAAGCACGCGAAGTCTCGCGCAAGTTCGGTCTTTATCTCACGCCGCACGAATACTCGCCGACGACCGGCGACCGTGATTACAATCAGACGATCAGTGATTATTTCCACGAGTGGTGCAAGAACTGTGATGTGACTAATCGGCACACGTTCAAGAAGCTCGTGCAACTCGCCGCCGAGGAGCGTCCGGTGGATGGCGACTGCGGCTTTGTGATTCGTCGCGCGGGCGAAGGCTTGAAACTGCAACTCGTCCCAGCGACGCGCATCGGCAATCCGAACAGCGCAGCGGTCGAGTCGAACAACTACTTTCAAGGTATTATCACGGACGACTTCGGTCAGCCGATTGCTTATCGCATTTACCGTGTTGATCGCAACGGCGTTTATTTCGGAGCAGAGGACATTCCAGCGAATCAGTTCTGCCACTACTTCGACCCGTTCCGCGTCGATCAATACCGAGGCATCACCGATTTCCACTCTGCGATTCAGACCGTGCGTATGCTGCACGACATTCTCCAAGCTGAGAAAGCGGGCGTTCGTTTCTCGTCGCAACAGGCCGCACTTATCTTCAACGACCGAGGCGTTGCCAATCCGCGCAACCTATTCCAGCCGAATCCAGCCATGTCGCTGCCGAGCGGTCAGACGCAAAAGAACGAGCTGACCGAGGTCGGCATGATTCGCTATTTCCAAAACAGCGACCGCGTGGAAGTAATGCCGTCGCGTCCATCGCAAGCGTTCACCGGCTTCGTGCAGCATCTCATGCACGAGATTGCGCTGGGCGTCGGCGTGCCCGAGGGCGTGCTTTTCGGAACGCAAGACTACAAAGGTCCAAGCGTGCGCGCCGAGTTTGCCGCCGCCGACCGTGTTTTCACGCGCCAGCAAGGCGTGCTTACTGACAAAGTTCTCGATCCGATCAAAGACGCTGTGATTCTCGACGGCATCGCGCGCGGTGAAATTCCGCCTCCGACGCTGCTCGCGGGCGAGACGATGGTGCAAGCTCTGCGTCGCGCGACGAAGGGCGAATGGCGTTTCCCTGCGAAGCTCTCAATCGACGTTGGCCGTGAGTCCGCAGCGAACATGAATGAGAACCGCCAAGGCGCGAAGTCGCTGCAAGAAATCGCAGCCGAAGAAGGCACCGACGCTTTCTCGCGTTTGGAGCAAATCGCAATCGAAGCAGGTTACGTCAAGGAGCTGGCCGCGAAGTACGGCGTACCAGAAACGGCCATCCGTCTTACGACTAACTCGCTGCCTAGCACTTCTGCCGCCGCCGCCGCTGCGGGCGATGCCGTTGGCGCATCCGCCGCCGAAGCTCAGAAGGCGAGCCAATCTCAGTCGCAAGAACCTACGCCAGCCGAGCCAGTTACTCAAATTCAAAACGACTCCAAGTTGGTCACGATTGATTTCGAGACGAACACTTACATTCCAACGGTCACCATCGCCGACAACGCCAAGCGCGCTCTCGAAATCCGCGACAAGAAACCAGCCTCGCAACGCGGCATGACGAGCGTGGGCATTGCTCGCGCGCGTGACCTCATGAATCGCCGCCCGCTCTCGGAAGAAACCGTGCGCCGCATGAAAGCGTACTTCGACCGCCACGAGTCTGACAAGAACGGCGAGACTTGGGACGAGCAAGGCAAGGGCTGGCAGGCGTGGATGGGCTGGGGCGGCGATGAGGGTTACTCGTGGGCGACTCAGATCGTCGAGCGTCTGAACAAGAACACCGACAAGAAAGCCGACTTTGAAGCGCGCGTCGAGATGGAGCACGCCATGTCCACGCGCCAAGGTGGCGCCGAGGAATGGCTCGATGCCGTTCACAATTACCGCGCAAAACTGTTCGGAAAAGTCGCCGAGGCTCAGAAGCCAATCGTGACCGAGAGCATTGTCGCGCTGGCGAGCAAGGAGCCAGTCAAAGCGTTTATCATTCCAACGCCTGACGTTGGTGAAAAGTCCGACGCTTTCATGAGTCGCTGCATGAGCAATCCAACGATGCTTGCCGAGTATCCTGACGAAGCGCAGCGCGCCGCGGTATGCAACGCGCAGATCGGTCTTGAAAAGAAAGCAATGGCCGAAGGCAACCAATGCCCAGTCGAGACGCAGGACATTAAGGCCAATCTAGCCAATCGCCAGAAGGCCATCGATGTAGCGCATTACGGCCCAGCGAATCCACAGCAACCGAACACGGATTATTGGACGGCTAAAGCCGCGCAATTCAAGACTTCGCTCACCGAGGCTAAGACGATGCGTTGCGGAAACTGCGCTGCGTTCAATGTTAGCCCACGCATTAAAGACTGCATCAATAAAGGAATTGGCGCAGATGCGAGCGAAGTTGAACAAGCTGGCGAACTCGGCTACTGCGAGTTTTTTGATTTTAAGTGTGCGGCAAAGAGAACTTGCGACGCATGGGTGGTTGGTGGCCCTATCAAATCCGAAAATAAATAAACATGATTCACACGCTTACCGAAGTTGATCGCCTCATTGAACTAGCCATCATTCAACGCGCCGAGCTGAAAAAGCTCGTTGATTCGTTGCCAGAATTGCGGACGCATCTCTCGATTGAAATTGAGAAGAACGTCGAGCAAATCGAGCCGCACTTGCGCGCAGAGTTAGAGGTTTTCTTGTCCGCGCGCGCGAAAGACGAAAACGCGAAACTCGGCGAGATTCTGCAATCCAAAATCGAAACGCTCTGCGATGACCTTGAAACTACTACCGCCGCGAAGTATTCCGCAATCACACTCTACAAAGAAAAGGTCATCGACCTCGAAAAGATTGCGGAAAAGAAAATCACCGAAGCGGGCGAACGCATCGGCGTCGAAGTTCCTGCCCAAGTTGAAAAGCTGGTTGAAGAAAAGTTCGCGCGTTTTCCTCGTGCTGGCGAAATCGACCAACTCCGAAAAGAGTTTGCCGAGCCGAAAGGGCTGAATCCGCGTGGCAAGTGGGAGTCGGGTGTTACTTATTACAAGCTCGATCTTGTCGCCTATAACGGTGACAGCTACGTTGCCAATGAGGAGACGACGCAAAAGCCTTCGCGCAATTCGACTAAGTGGACGCTGAACTCTGCGCGCGGTGCGGCTGGTAGTGGAAACAGTACGACGCTTGCCGAGCTGACCGGCTCACCTGCCAACGGTCAAATTCTGATCGGCAGCAACGGCGGATATGTCAATGCTGACATAACGGCGGGCGACGGCATCGCAATTACGACCTCTGCTGGCTTCATCGAAATCTCCGCCGACGGTGGCACGAATTACCAAGGCACTTGGAACGCGTCCACGAACAATCCTGCGCTCGCTTCGAGTGTCGGCACGAAAGGTTATTACTACGTTGTGAACGTGGATGGCTCGACGAATCTCAACGGCATCACCGACTGGAAGGTTGGTGACTGGGCAATCTACAACGGTTCAGTCTGGCAGAAGGTGGACAATAGCGAATCCGTTACGAGCGTTTTCGGTCGCGTTGGCTCGATCACCGCCGTCGCCGGAGATTACTCGGCCGCGCAGATCACGAACACCGCAGCCGGTAGCATCACCGCGACGAACGTGCAGGACGCAATCAACGAACTCGACGGCGAGAAGTTGGCGAAGGCGTCGAACCTGAGCGACGTCGCCAGCGTCACGACTTCGCGCACCAATCTTGGAGTCACCGCGACCGGCGCAGATACGACTTACGCTTATCGCGCGAACAACCTCAACGATCTCGCCAGCGTCACGTCGGCACGCACAAATCTTGGTCTCGGCTCCGCTGCCGTTCAGAACACAACCTTTTTTCTGCAAGCCGCGAATTCGTTGAGCGACGTCGCATCCGTTGCGCTCGCTCGTTCGAACCTTGGCTTGGGCAGCATCGCTACTCAATCAGCTGGCAACGTCACTATCACTGGCGGCACGATCACCGGAATCACGGACTTGGCTATCGCTGACGGCGGCACCGGAGCATCCAATATAACGGACGCTCGCACGAATCTCGGACTCGGTTCAGCCGCAGTTCAGAGCGCGACTTACTTTCTCCAAGTCGCTAACAATCTCAGCGACGTGGTTTCTGCTGGCTCCGCTCGCACCAATCTCGGTCTTGGCAATTCTGCCACTCGCAATGTCGGCACGACCGCTGGCACCGTTGCGGCTGGCGATGACTCGCGCTTTACGGACGCTCGCACGCCTATTGGCGCGGCTGGCGGCGATCTCACTGGCACTTATCCTAACCCGAGCCTGACGATCTCTGGCGTCTCGGCTGGCGGCTATGGCAGCGCATCGAGCGCAGTCGTGATCACGATTGACGCGAAAGGTCGCGCGACGGCGGCATCGGCGGTAAACATTCAGATTACCGAGTCGCAAGTCACGAACCTCGTCACCGATCTGGCGTCGAAGATTCCGAGCACCGAGAAAGGCGCCAACTCTGGCGTCGCCACGCTCGACTCTGGCGGCAAGATTCCGCTCACGCAGTTGCCCGATTCCATCCTCGGCCAAGTCACGTACATGGGAACGTGGAACGCTGCGACGAACTCGCCAACGCTGGCGAATCCTCCCGCGACGACGACGCTCGGCGATTACTACATTGTCACGACCGGCGGCACGTTTGCCTCGATCACGTTCAACGTCGGCGATTGGATTATCAGCAACGGCGCGGACGGCTGGGCGAAGGTGGACAACACGGACGCGGTTGCCTCGGTCTTCGGTCGCACCGGAACGGTGACCGCTACCAACGGAGACTACACCGCGAGCAACATCACGAACGTGCCAGCGGGCGGAATCGTCGCCACGGAAGTTCAGGCCGCGATCAACGAGCTGGACGGCGACAAACTCGCCAAGGCGTCGAATCTCTCCGACCTCGTTTCGCCTTCGACCGCGCGCATCAACCTCGGACTCGGCAGCGCAGCGACGCAAGCAGACACCTATTTCCTTCAAGTCGCCAACAATCTCTCCGACTTGGCGAGCGTCACCACGGCCCGCAGCAATCTCGCGCTCGGTTCGATCGCTACGCAGAACGCTTCGAATGTTTTGATTACGGGTGGCAGCATCACCGGCATCACCGATCTCGCGGTTGCGGACGGCGGCACGGGCGTTTCGACTTCTACGGGCACGACCAACGTGGTGTTGAGTAACTCGCCGACCATCGTCACTCCAGTCATCGCTCAAATCAACGATGCAAACGGCAATGAGACGTTGAAGCTGGCCTCGATTGCCAGCGCGGTAAACGAGATTTCGATTGAGAATGCCGCAACAGGAAACCCTGTGCATATTAGGGCAACAGGTGGCGATGCGTCTGTTGGACTGCACTTAGTCGCCAAAGGCGCGAGCGGATATGTTAACGTCACAGACGGTGTGGACGAAACCAAGCGGCTCATGTTTAATGCTAGTGGCGGCACGACGA